GGCAGCATTTGAGGTTATTGCGAATGTACTCTTCGATGCCGTTTGGGATGAAGAGGAACTCCGCGTGGTGTATTCCATTGCGGAGGATGTTGCATATCCTTATGCTACAGTTGCCAGTGATGTTTTGCAATTTTCAGGTACTAATCCTTCGGGTCACCCTGATACAGTTGTCATCAATAGTATTGTGAATGCTCTGTATATGAGATACTGCTACATTATGCTCAATGAGCATCATGAGTGTGTTTCATTTAAGGAGAATGTTGCTCTATTGACTTATGGTGATGACAATGTTATGGGAGTGTCTGATAATGTTCCTTGGTTTAATCACACTGCAATTCAGGAAGTCCTTGCGCGCTACGGTGTCGTGTATACTATGGCTGACAAGGAGAGTGCTTCAGTTCCATATATCAGTATCGATGAAGTTAGCTTTCTTAAGCGAACTTGGCGATGGGATCCTGATATGGAGGCGTATTTGTGCCCATTGGAGGAAGCTTCTATCCGGAAGATGCAGATGGTGTGTGTGGAGAGTTCCACGATAAGTCGGGAAGCTCAGATGATTGATCAGTTCATTGCTGCCACGAATGAGTGGTTTTACTATGGACAGAAGAAATTCATCTTTGAGCGTGCATTCATCATGAAAACGATTGAAGAACTTGGGCTTCAATGTGAAGCGAGGCTCAAGCCCATTCCAACATATGACATGTTGGCAGCAAGGTTCCGCGCTGCGTCTAAGGACGTTAAGTTGGAACGATTCGGGGGGACTGTACCTCCTCCTGCTTGGCTTGAAGCCAAGTAAAGCAACGGTACAGGTTGGACGTGATCTTTGTGTGATGTAGCTTTAGAGAGTTTTCATCATTACACAATGCTGTCCAATCAGTTCACTGCACTCCTCGGATGCAGATGCACTTTTTAGTGCTTAGAACGAAATCGGAAAACTGTGTGATCAAGCGGTTGAGTTAAGGCTTGGTCGAGAAAATGACTCGCGAAACAACAAAAAGATACGTTTGCAGTTTATCCACTGCAGGGTGACGTACAACAACCCGAAGAAATGGATGAGGCACTGATGTCGGAAGCTAATGATGCGACTGACGCAGTGCCACAAGAAACAACTCAGTTCGTGGATGTAAATCCAGGTATCAGTGTTGGTGCGGCTTCTGCGCCCGACGAAATGTCGATAGCGGATGCCATGGATACCTCTGGTTTGACGAAGTTCCTGTCCCGTCCTGTCCGCATCTTGCAGCTCTCTTGGCAGAGCTCAGATTCGGTGGGACGGTTTATGGGAACCTACTCACCTTGGAGATTATTCTTTTCGAACCAATACATCAAGTACAAGTTGAATAACTATGCTTTCATACGTTGCAACCTTAAACTGAAGATAGTGGTGAATGCTAGTCAGTTTTACTATGGTGCAATGAAGGCAGTGTACACCCCAATGTCCGCTTGGATTGGTGATGATGACAATGGGAATCAACAGCAGCTTTTGATGAAGGCTTCTCAGAAACCTGGGGTTTGGATTGACCCGTCACGCTCGGAAGGAGCGGAGATGACGTTGCCATTCTTTTACCACAGGAATTATTTGAAGGTGAATTCGACAACAGCATTTGAGGATATTGGAGACTTGCGATTCTATACCTTTGCTCCTTTGCAGAGTGCGAATGGTGTGGCAAGTTCCAGCGTGTC